TTTTCCAATAACATTGCAGTGTTTAAACGAGTATGGCTGTCTTCGATAGGAGCAACTGATTTAGATGAATAATCTAAAACTGGTGCCCACTTCTCTAATAGAGAAGCTGCTCTTGATTCGTCAATATAAGACTGTGAAGGTCTAATTGAGTTCATAGTTTTATTTTCCTTTATTTTTTTATTTCGACCCCAAGGGATTTTAACCCAGGTAACTCAGGAAAGCCTAATCAATTATAAAATTAATATTTGCTTAGCTCGGACATGTAGCCGTTATCTGAAACAGGTGTTTCTACCTTTTCTTCAACGACTCTATCTACCTTAGTAGTGTCCTCTAAAGCTTGCTCCTTTAAGCTCTCAAGTCTGCTTACTTCTTTCTTTTCAAAAAGCTTTAAAGTATAATCAAAATTCTCAGCAATGAACTCTGCGTCCTTACCTGCTAATACTTTCTTAATATACTTTGCACTTCTCTCATCGAGATCAGCTGTTTTTTGTTCAATTAATAGATTAGACTTAATAGTATTAAGTTCTTCTTCAATAACAGCCTTCTCTTGAAGGGCAGACTCAAGCTTTGTGGTAGCTTCATTTATTTGGTTTTTACCGTCTAATACAGCATCTTTAATGCTCTCTTTTTGTAGAGCGCTGTCAACGGCTAAATTTGTACGAAGATCTGCTAGAACTTGAATTGCTTTCTTGTTCTTTACAGCTTCTTTAATCTCTTCAGTAGGAATAGATTCTTGGATATATTCATCGAGATATGTTGAAATTGATTCAACTAACTCGCTCTTGAAATTCTCAGCATCTTCAGTTAAAGCTGTTTCGTACTTTTCAACGATAGCTTTAAGCTTGCCTGCTCTATCAGCATCTAATGCTTCAACAACTTTTTCTAATTTCTTAGTATGATCAGCATCTAATGCTTCTAATAGCTTTTCTAATTTAGACGTGTATAGTTCATCTTGTTCTAAAAGAGCTTTATCGACATGTAATTGTGTCTTCTCCTCTAAGCGTTTTTCGAACGCTGTTTCAATTGCAGCAAGAGTTGATTCATCAATTGCTCCGTCGGTTGCTTCTTTTAGTATTTCAGAAATATTCATAATTAAAATAGGTTTATATTATTATTTATAATCTCGCGCTTAATTTTCTTGTCGATTGTACGAGATAAGTTCTCATGAGCTTTACTATAGTTTTTATCAATAATGTTATTAATAAAACTTTTAACATCTTTCTTTACATCTAATGTTTGTTTGCTCATATCTATATTTATAAGGATTTAATAAATTGCAACATATGCTTTCTTAAAAATTCATCTTTACCTTTAAGAGGCATAGTTGATATAGTTTTTTCAAAATTGTCGTAAGCTTCTTCAAATTGACCGTATTTATTAACGACATATTGCTTGCTTTCTAATATACCATTTACAAAAGCTTTAGGGAATGAAGGATCCGCAACACAGTCAATAGCGACTAGTTTAAAATCTTTTACTCTATTAACACCCTCTTCACCATGTTCTGGAATTAGCTGACCTAAAGCTCTAGAGCTCATGCCAACTCTTACACCATCATTAATAAGAGATCTAACAATCATACCTGTTGGTGTTGATAGAACTTTACTCTTACCGTAAAATACATTACCATCCTGAGACATCTCTGTTACTAAGTGACAAGCTCTTTCGAGGTCAACATCGGCAGTAGTCGGGTGATTTAACTCTCCCATTGCACGGCCTGTTTCGACCATCATTTTTTCATAACGCTTAACTTCGCGTTCCATCTCTTGCAATGGATAAATTCTTTTATTACGATTAACACCCTCCGCCATCATATATGGGCCTTTAATATAAAATTTTTGTTGATCTTTGGAGTTACCTTCTTCAACAATATATTCAAAAGCCTCTTTAGGAGCCGGGGTTTCTACTATAAGGTTTAAACTCATGTACTAATTATTTATTAAGAAAGGAACAATTTCCTAGGTTTTAGCGTATACCTAACTCTTTTTCTGTTAAAATTAAAAATTTATAACCTTTACGCTTAGACCATTCTTCCGCAGCTTTCCATTTAGCTTGATTAATAATCCATGTCTTTTGTTCGTACAACATAGTGCGCCGTTGTTTATTCTTAACATTAATAGGCTTTGCTACTTGAGAAGACGGCTTTATTTCAATAAGAAATTTTTGATTAATATTATTTTTATCCTTGAAGATAACAAAGTTATCGACAAAATATCTATGAACTCTACCATCTAACGGACTGGTATAAGGTATAATTATATTTTCGCTTCCCCAGGCTATTATATTAGAGTTAGTATCTGCCCATCTGAAAAATTTTAATTCATAGCTAGATCTATATATTGGATCACTAGTACCTATAAACTTTTCCGAATGCGTGGGTTTGAATATTCCCTGCCTAAATCTTCTATCTTTCTTCATATGATATAAATATAGTTATGACATTTGAAGAAAAAATCATTAAAAATAGTGATATAAGGCAAAGTAAGTTAATGAGACCAGCGAAAATAGCCTTTGATAAACCAGATACTGGAGTTACTATCAATAAAAAAGGAGCGTATTATTTGATAAAAGATTCAGCTGAGATTACAGTTCAGTATCTTGTACATCTATGTTACGGTAGTTATAAAGCCCCATTAAAAGATTTAAAAGGTAAGTTTACTCAGAGTGAAATTATAGATTTTGTAGGTAGAAGTAAGGAAGAGCAAAGTACTAATCAGCTATTAAGTGTAATACTCGCTGATATAGGATGTATAAATCAGTCGTTTGAGATTGAACAACCAATTGAAGAAGAAGTGTTAGACTTAACAATTGGGGATGATGAGGATGATGTATATGGGGATTATGAATCAGAAGCTCCTGCAGCTAATAAATCTAACAAGACATCGTCAGGTACTGAACCTCTTGATATTAACGATGTTAGCGGTGTAATACAGAAACTAATAGAAGTATTTGAAGCTAAATAACCTGCTTTTGCTCGCCTTGTGTAGTCGTCATAGCTACTCCTACATCGTTTGCTGATATAATCTTATGTATATTGTAAGCTTCGCTACCTATGCCTGAAAGACTAGCAGCACTAGTACCAGTAAATGCTGTATTAAGATAGTTATATCCTGCTTCTTGATCCATTTAACCGACAAAGAACATTGGAGGTTCAGCATCGCCTAATCCTGGTGCGCCTTCGTATAGAGCGGCTTCAAGTTTTTCTTTTTCGGCTAACCCTTGGCTCATGAGATCACTGGAGTTTAGACTACCTCCGCCAAAGAGAGCTACATTACCGTATTTACCTCTTATATTAGCAACAGCAATTTTAGTTAAAGCTAACGTATATTGATAGACCCAATGTTCTTTAATAATATCTCGTACAGGCCTTTCAACATAACAGCTTACTACGCCATAAAATCTAACTCCATTACCACGAGCATCTGGCTGAGGATATAACCTTAAAGTTTGCGTTCTATCGTCAAAAGTATAACTGCGTTTAGTCGCTAATAATTTTTCTCGAGTTTCTAAAAAGTCTTTAAGTATGTACCAACTTATTAGATCAAAGCCGTAGTTACCCATTGCATAACTAAAATATGTTTGTTGAGCTAATGTTTGCTCTATCGTAAAGAGTGTATTAATACCTGTTGTTGAACCTTCTTCAAAGTCTTGCACTGCAATAACTTTACGATAATCCATAATATCGTAGTCAAAGCTATTAAGATATTTTTCCTTTTTACTCGTGGTTTTCGAACCTAGTCTAGTAAAGTTTTCTTTTTGACTTGATATGAAATGAGCAGATAAAGCTCCATTAGTACCAGTGATAGATTTATAAACTGTTTCCGAAAATATCTGATTCTCAAAAACTCCACTTAGTAAAGGAGCTGAAAGTTCAGTATTAGAAGTAAAGTTACTACCAGATAGAGCGCTAGTTGCAATATACAACGTTTCAGGCTCCTCTTTATAGTTTGAAAAATCCTCACTTTCGTTATTATACTCAACTTGTTGCGAAAAGTTATCTGCATTTTGTAATGAGAATAATTGGTCTAATCTTATGCCATTATTCTTCTCGTATAATGCACTATCAAATAAAAGATACTCTTGAGTATATCCTGCAAACTTTGCAAACATTTCACATGAAACGCTTATATTCTCGTATAATGTATCGCGGTGAATTTCAATATTAACAAATGGGTACCCTAGTGAACGTAATACCCGGTCACTAAGTCTATCAAAATTATCAATTTTACTATTGAGATTCGTGCTCTGAAAAGCTGAAATAGGTGTTATATCGCATTTAGCCATTATAAAATATTTAATACTCTTAGTATA